GTACCCAGAGATTTTGCCTGGGAAAAAATGAGCCTTAAATTTTGATATGAGTCTCACCATTGCCTCGACGCTGGGGCGCTCTCAATAGGTAGGGGTACCGTTGAGCGTCTGCCGGCGAGTAGGGCTCTAGTTTTGTGCCCTAGTTTAATATTGCAGTATGAGCAGGCTGCTCGTAGGTTCATCGGTTCGTACCATTCTCCACCTAACGCTAAGGGCTGTATATGGTCTACGGTCGTGGCTATGCGTGTGCAGCCTGGCTGGCGTATTTGGCATTGGTGCTGGTCTCTGTCTAGCACCTGTTGGCGTATGCGTCTCCAGGGGCCGCCGTATACTTGTTTCTTTTGTTTGTATGGTTTAGCCATGAGCTTAGAATACGTCAGACGTACGGGCTCGATGAGCTAGGACTATGCCGCTCTTGCCGCAAGGTTGGCAGGGGTAGGCCTCATCGTGAGGGTAGATACCTGTCTCTACCCAGCGTACGAGCCAGCCTGTACCGTTACAGCTCGGGCATATGACGGTGCCATGATTTATGCCGGCGTCGTCTGGTATGAGTCGGGCTGCTATGTCTCTGAGCATACGGCGCATGTCAAGCAGGCTGGGCGGGGTTTTGTAGTCCTCTAGTTTTCGGCTGATTATTTTGAGTACGCCGGCTGGGTGCAGGCTGAGTAGGGCTATCCATTCTTGCTCGATGGTGGCGGGCTCGGTTGGGCCGTTGCGCCAGCGTCTCCAGGGTACGTGCTTAGGTTGGTACCAATCTGCCCATACCTCTAATTGTGTTTTGGCTGCTGCTATTTCCATTTTGGTTATCTCCCTATTACTTAAGTTTTATAGACATTTCGGTTTCTTAAATGTTGTTAGTGATAGTTCTTATTAGGACGCCTGGTTTTCCGACGTCGGTTTTCCAGGCGTCGGTTTTCCAGGCGTCGGCTGGATACTGTCAGGTACGTCTCTTACGTGTAGGTCTGTGACCATTTGCCCTCGTGTGTTTCGATACGTGTACCTGATGAGGTAGCCCTGGGCCTCTAATTCCTCTAGGGCTGTCCGTATGGCGTCTCGTCCCTCTAGGCCCTCACGGGCGAGCTGAGTGCTACTACAGCGCCAATTATCAGGGCGGCTCAGGATAGATACCAATATGCCACGAGCACGATATGAGAGGCGGCTGTCTCTAATAATGGCATTACGAATTACTGTAAAGCTTTCGGTAGGTCTGGGCGCTCTAATTATCATTTGGCAAGGCCTCTAACGAATTACGTAATGTTTCTGTGGCCTCTCGTAAGGCGTCGGCATAACGCTCAGATATGACCGTGTTGAGGCGGTGTACCTCGTCAAGCAGTAAACAATATTTGGCGCAAAGCGTCTCGTACTTTTGTATCTGTTTACTATATTTCTGCTGTAGGTCGTTTAATTGGTCTGCTGTCGTTCCCTTAGGCATTTTTAAACCTTTCTAGTTTCATAATTTGCTCGCCCAACCATTGAGCAACAGGCGAGGCTACGCCGTTACCTATTTGCTTATATCTCGTAGTATCTGGCTGTTCTATGCCTGGCGCTTTAAATCTTGTGTGGTCGTCTGGCCAGCCCATTAACCTCTCGCACTCAATAGGCATTAGCCGGCGTACTATCATTTTTTGCTCGTCGCCTATAGATAACATTGGCACGTTGAGTCCACCTGTACCCATTTTTGCACTTAACGTAGGCGATACCGCCAAATATTGGGCGTCGTGGTGGTCGGCCTGTAATGTAGGTACGACCGCATTATTTAATCGAATACCGTCACGGTAACTATTCTCAAAAATTATCGGCTGGGCTACGTGGTGCTGGCTGACTGTATCAAGCGTATACATAGGGCCGTCAGACTTGCCAATACCTTTACCCTGAGGCCCTGCAGTATCTGAGCGGTTAATAATTGTGCCCTGAATTGGCAACGGCAACAATACGGTAGCCCTTGACTCGCCGGCATTGTCAAAAGTATTTAAGGTAGGTCTAATCTCAGACTCTATCCATGTTTCGTAGTCGTCTACAGAACTTGCTCGACGGCTTTTTACGTAGGGTCGCTGGCTATTTCCCTTAGCGCCCTCATCAGCTCGGGCGGCATTGTTTTGCCGTGTTTTGTCGCTCGCCTTATTATGCCTGCGGCTGCCTTGCTTGACAGAAAATATTTGTTCGGTACCTTGTTCGGTGGTTCTAGGTGCAAGCTCAGCGACGATGAAAACTCGGCGGCGTCTTTGGGCAATTCCGAAATACTGAGCGTCAAGCACGGCCCATTCAATTGCCAGCGCCCCCAATTCTGCCAGGCCGTCAATGACGGCCCCGAAATCGTCGCCTTTATTTGAACTGAGGGCACCTGGTACGTTTTCCCAGACGACGTATCGAATAGGTTTAACTGCATGTAATTCCCCTATGACTCTGAGGCCCTCATAAAAAAGACCTGACCGTTTGCCCTCTAAACCTTTACGACCGCCTGCTACCGATAAATCCTGGCACGGTGAACCAAAAGCCACTAAATCGCATGCTGGCAAATCGGCACCATTTACGTTACTTATATCGTGCCATTTCGGAACGTTTGGCCAATGATATTTCAAAACATTTTGGCACGCCTTATCTAATTCAATCTGAAAACTGCATGACATTCCAGACGCCTCTAAGCCTAAATCAAAACCACCTACGCCGCTAAACATGCTGCCAAATTTCACAAAAGTCCCCATATCGTGGTTTTACGGTTAGCCGCTGTAGTTGTACGGCGGCCTGTGTCTTTTAGTATCCCGATAGCAACCAGCTCGGCACGTCGAGACCGAGCGCCACTATCGGAGAGTCGGGCGTCAGGGCATGAGCCCTGGCGTATTTTAAGCACCTCTATAAGCTGCTCGTCTGTCATGTGGTGATACATGAGAAACTCGTTTAAAACTATCTGCTGCCCTCGTGTCACGTTCACACTACGGGCGGCCTGGTGGCTCGTCTGAGGGTCTGTGGTGCGTGCGTGAGCGCCGAATAGGTCAAGCTGGTCGCTCATCGTTACCCTCGTTTACGTGTGGTAGCGCCTCTAATAATGCTGCTGTGTCACGGGCCCTGTGCACCATGTCATACGCCTCATTGAGCCGGCGGCGTAATTGAATTATCTCGGCCTCTAGCCGGCGTACTTTTGTAGTCAGGTAATCGCTATGGTCGATAATGCCCTGATATTTGGCTGGTATGTCCCCTGGTGTCATTTGTGCAAATCCTTTATGAGGTTGAGTAGTTGGTTTAGGTCTGTTTCGTACTGTTCACACGCCGGCGCTGGTCGGCGTTCTGCTATCGCCACGTCTGGCAAGCGTGGTTTACGCTGTTTACGTATCTCACGCATTTTGTGAGTGGGTGTCGTTTTGTTTTGTGCGGCGTCTGACGCTTGAGTTATGGCCTGCTCGGCTCGGTCACACCAGGCGTCTATCAGGTCGGCGGCGTCTCTGAGTAAGTCTGATAGGCCGAGAGCTTTATGTCTGCGCTCGTAATAGCTGGCGTTTACTCTGAGGCGGTCTAATACGTTTTGTGTGTGGTCGTCCACGTTATATATCTTGTGTGTGGAATAGGAGATAGGCGGCCATTGCACAGATGACTAGCGAGACGGTCATTTGAGGTCTGCCATTTTGCGTAGTTCTGCGATGACGTTCACGAGGTCGGCTGTTTTAAGTTTGGCTAGTTTGGCACCATTGCCGGCGACAGACTCAATAAGTACCCTGGCCTCGTCGGTCGTGTAGTTGAGTTTTTCTATTTGAATTTTGATCGTTCGGCGGTGTTCCTCATCTAATGCAATACGGTTAGCGGCCGCCTGGGCGGCCTGCATTTCCTCACGAGATGGCCGTAAATTCTTTTTAGAGGCCGTAAATTTATAGTTAGAAAGTGCCCTACCTACGGCCGAGGTCTCTGTTACCTCATAGCAGCTGGTGGCGTTAATGCCTCGGTCTGCTCGTAATTCCTCTGCGTATCCTGTCGCTGTCGCCTCGGTGTCGTCTCGGTGTCGATATACGAGCGCCTTGAATACGACTCGCTTACCGTCGTCGGCTGTGCACTCGGTCATAATGCGGCCGTCTGGGCACGACTCCCAAAACAGAGTTACTCGCTCAGCTACTGAGGCGTAATCGTCATTGTTAAATGCCATGTCTGCTGCTCTTTTCTGTTGCCCATATCCCTAATGGGTGGCTGTGAGACACTTTACAGATATGCGGTAAACCTGTCAAGCATTACCAACTATGAGCCGTTTTTATTCGTCGTCTCTCAGCAACTCGGTAGAGAGATAGAGCACGACCGACGCCACAGATAAATAAATGGCGGTACGTTGAGCGTCGCCAGATAATACCAACGTAATTAGCGTCAGGCCTACAGCGAGTAAAAGAGTTTTGGCTGCTGTTCTAAACATTTGTATGCCTCACTATTTCTCATGGCAGGGGCACTCAGGCCGAGGGCAATAGTAGTAGGCGTCGTCGTCTGGCGTGTGTCCGCCGGCGTTGTTTGTGGGCATTGTTAAAAGCTCGGTAATGGCGGTGAGTGTTTCCTGCCAGGCGTGCGCCATAGCGTTTTCGTAGGCCTGCCGCTGTGGGTCGTCGTCGTATGGCATTAGCTAAAGATTTTTTTAAACGCTGCGTGTACTAGGTCTGGGTGGTCGGCCATCAGTGGCGCTATTTCGACGTGCGCCCATTTGCCGCCTTTACTACCGCCGTTGTTTTTAGCGTCCCACAGTTTAAATGCGTCACGGTCACACCGATACCCTGCACCGTAGCCATTGGGGTTAGGCATGTAGGCGCTGCTGTAGTCGTGGATTTCCTCTACCTGCAAAATGTCTCGATGGTCGTATAGGAACGCTATGAGGGCTTTTAATTGTGCTGGGTTGCCGCCGAGGTCTACAGCTCGCCAGGTGGCGTGCACACTCTTACGAGGCGGTTGAGCGCCAACCATGTCTCTATTAACGAAAATGCCGAGGCTCTTGACACCGAATAGGTAGCAGCAGTAATCGACAAACGTTTTGGTACCCTCACGCTTAGCCGAGTGCACGGCGTCGCTGTTCCCTGTATATAGTCGGCTAGTCATTCTCTGGGTCTCCTCGCTCATTGTCACGCTTACGGATAGCGCCACCAGCTGCTAGGCCGGCGAGAGTACCGCCGAGGCTGAGAGTTAGCGGGCTGAGTATCTGAAAAAATTGGTCGTCTACCGGCGACAAATTCTCAGGCTGATATACGAAAATTAGACTATAGATAATTGCTATCACGCTGACAGATACGACGCCGGCGATAGTGATGATGACTACGGCTCGTACTCGTGCCTCTAATTCCTCAGGGGTATAGCGGCGTTTACGGCGTGAGGGTGGTCGGTGTCGTATTGGCTGGGTCATCGGCTGGGTTTCGGTAGCGGTCGGTGCAGCCACATAAGAAACCTGCCGAGAACACGAGCAGTAGCAGCATGAGGCCACCTAGTTTTCGTATTGCTCGGCGTGGTTTCGGTTGCGTCATAGTGATACAAGAGTATCGTATTTAACATTTTAGGTATGACCAGGGGCGGTGGCCGTCGTGATTTATGCAGGCGTCACGGTACAAAATCCAGGCGTACCGTAGGTTTATCTCTGGGTTAAATGCGTCGGTAGGCCACGTATAGCCGAGGGTGGCCATTCCTTGAGAGTGCACTCTGTTTATTTGTGTGAGGCCTGCGTCGTGTCCGTTAAATGCTGTAGGGGTGCAGCGGCTCTCACGGTACATAATGCGGCTTAGGTCGGCCCAATAGGTCGGGAGTTCCCAACCTGCCGCTACAGCTGTTTCGTACCATTCTCCACAGTTACCGTGCTGTGCTCTCGACTCATCTATGTAGTCGTTTATATCAAATGCCAGCGGTGCCTCTGTCGTCGTGGTGCTGGTGGTGGTGGCCTGAGGCGCAACTGTCAGGGGGATAGTGACAACGGGCGCTACCAGCAGCGGCGGTAGTGTCGTCTGTTGCGCCTCAGGTTGAGTACATGCTAAAAGAAAAAGCACGCTAATAAATGGGATGGCTCTACGCATAAGGTTTTACCTCTGTCTAGTTAGGCCCGTGTTACGAGTTTACCGACTATTAGCCGGTCAATGGGGTCAGGTTGGCTGTAGCAGCTCTGCTGGTATTTCGGGTTGGGGCTCAGAATTGAGCCATAGGGTTATCTCTGTGCCGGTGACTACCCAGCCTGACGTATAGCCCTGCTCGATTAGCCAGGTGCAAATACGGTCGGTAGGTGAGTCTGTGGTCATGCTGAAACCTCTAACAAAATGATAGTGCTCATAGATGAGCTGGTCTGTACTTGTGCAGCTGCGGCGGCGACGTTGTTAGCGAATTGTGTTTTATACGTTGTCGCTGACGCTACCGCTGGGGTATCCAAATATGCCAGCGAGGTACCGCTAGTTACTGTGGTCGTCGTGCCGGTGTAGCCGAGGCCTGCGCCAAATGTAGAGATAGTGGTAGAGCCACGTACCAGCCGTAAAAGTACGCCAGAGTTTACGTCACCTGATTTATTGACAGACGGGTGATGAACCAATACTAAAACCTTGCTAGATGAGCTCTGAGGGGTAATAGAGGCCGTAAGAGTTGTATCTGCGTAGGTGGTCGTCGAGTTGCTGGTAACGGTCGTCGTCGTTCCCATAACCACCTGCAAGATACGAAAAGCGCCACGTAGGTTATTTAGCGACGAGGCAGGTAAAGCTGTGGCGGCTGTAAATGACGCCGGCAAGTTTGTAGGTGCAGCCATAATTAGTAGCCTATCTCATCGGTGCCGTCTAAAAGACTGCTATCAAGTGTAAACCAGGCGTACTGTTGTCGTGGCGAGCCGTCCATAGTTACTAGCCATGTGCCAGGCCGTATCATATGCTGCACGCTGTCCAGAGATAAGTTTTGGATTATTGCACCTGAGACACCTAACGCATTGCGGCGGGTCGTGAATTTGTAGCCGAGCTCTAAGTTAAGTACACGATTAGCGGTTATGTCGCTGAGTAGGTTTACCTGGAATGGTTCCGAGCGTAGTACGGGGTCTGAGTATTGGGCTGCTAAACCTTGTGCCATTGAGAGAGCGTCTACCGTTGAGAGTAACGTGTCTATCGTTATAGCTCTAGGGCCGTACGTGGATACTGTGCCGGCGTCATAGGCCGTCTGGGGGACACCTATACCAGAATTGATAATGAACGTGTTAGCCATTTGGTCGGCGTCGTATTTGTATCCGAATGTCTCGTAGTCGATACCGATATCGTCGCCAAATGTCGCCTGGCTGGTCATTCCCTCTGTGACCTGCTGCCAATAGTAGCGATTACGAAATGTTAGAGTACCTGACCTGTCTACAAAAAATAGACCATTTTCGGTGTCGGCTAATTTCTGTAAAGCGTTAAGAGCGTTATCGTTATATTCTGACGTTGAGCAATAGCCGGAACCTGTAGCAAATGAGGTTGAGGCGGTAGGCCATATAGCGTTTATGAGTCTGGTAGCTCGTGCCGATGTCGTCTCACCAGACGAAAGACCTGTACCAATACCGTAGACGTAGCCGACCTGAGTAGCTGTGAGTGAACTAGCCCATACGCAAACGTCTTGTATATAGCCGTAGTATTGGTTCGCTGTCATATTGTCTAAAGATAGGGCTAGTGACCAGGTGCCAAATAGTTGGCTGGTAAATCCGAGGGTCACGTTAGATACCGTACGGTCTACACCATCTACGTAAATTTTGTTACTAAAACCGCCAGACGTTATACAAATGTGGTGAGGCTGTCCGTCGTTTACCCTGACGCTTGACTCTGAGTATGGGGTAAAACCTGGGCTGTAGTCGTAGCCGGTGGCGTAGACGTTGCCGCTGCTGTTAATGCTCACCTGTACGTTATTGAGACCTAGCCGGCCTGCCTGAAATAAAATCGCTGGGTTTAGGGCGGCTGGCGTCTGAGTAGTCTGTACCCACATAGAGACCGTATAGCTGTTAGTAAAATCCTCGGTAGCATAACCGAGTGAGCCGTTACCGTATGCAAATGCTGAGCTGGCGTCGTCTAAATATTTGGCCATTGGTGGGCCTGTGAATTGGCTCATAACAGCGGGTAGGTCTCGACCGTTACCGCTGCTGTCAATATATCTAGGGTAGGTCGTGTCGGTGTCGCCGAGTTTCCAGCGTGCGTATAGGGCTGGTAGTTGCCCTGCTGATATTCTGGCGGCCATTTCATCTATAGGCGTTTTCATACCGCCTAAAACGGCCAGGCCGTCTACAGCTGTAATAGTGCTGGTGGCGTCTAAACCAAATTGCGGGTACTCTTGCGGCCAGGTCTGTACGTAGCCTCTAAATAGCGGCCAGGTGGTCGTTTGCTCTGTTGAGGCTGAGTTACCTACCGTGCTATTCCATGTGGTTAATCCTGAGGTGTCACCATCAAAATAGGTACCGACTGTAGAGCTCTGTTCAAATAGCACGTTATCTATTTGGTGAGCGTCACCTATGCTACCTGTGCCACCTGTGCCAATCAGAACTATAAAAAATGAGGCCGTCGCTGGTGCGGTACCTGTGAGAGAAATACGGGTGCTGGTAGCGCAAGGGACACCGACGCCGAGATTAGCAGATATAAAAACTGAGGCGGCGGTATACCAATTTATTGTAAAACGGTAGTTACGACTGCCAGATGTTCTGAGTACTTGCGCTGACACGGTGTAGGCAGCACCAGGCGTAATCGGGATACTAGACGTGAGACCGCTCACCGAAGCGTTATATACGCCTGCCGTAAGAGACGTAGCCACCATTGACCATAAACCGTTACCGCCAGAAATAGTGCCCGCTGTCCTAGTAAGGGTGCAGGTGCCGCCGCCTGTATTCCAACTCGTTGTATTATTCTCGAACGATGGATTAGGGCATAGGTTGATACGTGTAGGTGTCGTATACGTGGCGGTAATTCGTATCTGTTTACGAGGTTTAACGTTCGGATAATAAGGGCTGGCCGTGTTAGACGGGTTAAAACGTCCGTCTCTGTTATTGAGCTCGACTCGTGCCGTACCGTTATCGAACGGGTTTAAATCCTCGGCTCGGCCTCGGTTAATATCTATGGCCCGTACATAGGTTGAGACGTCTACCCAGGTCGGGCTCGTGGCGTCCCAGGCTGATACAAAACTTATCTCTGTTTTAACTGTGGGTAACGTGGCCATTACTTACGCCAGCCTCTACCGTTTCGACGTTCGAAATCTCGTATAGCGTTGATAACGGCCTGAGGGTCGGCGGATGTCACCGTAATATTTATAGTGTTACCGCCTGTGCCGGTAGCTGCCATAGGCGTAACGGTGGCACCTTGCGGTAAATTCAAAAGTTCTGGCCCGTTTTCTCCTACCCACGAGAGACCGCTGCCGACGACCGTACCGCCGGCGCTCATACCTGGGAAGAAACCGACGCCGAAACCTGCGCCGAGTGCAGCGTTTCGGCGTGCTACCCCTGCTGTATCGAGAGCGTTTAGTAGTGCCCACATTTGGTCAAATTTGCCCTGGTCAAATAAGATAGAGACCTTAGTTTGTACCTCTGGGGGTAGGTCTAGGGTTTGCATTACTTTGTCGATTTGTTCCCAGCTGCTCTCAAGCTGTTTATTAAAATCTTTTACGCTCTGTTCGCTACCACCAAATGCCTCGGCTGCTTTTGTTTTTAGGTCGTCTAGTGAGGTGTCTAGGTCGTCCCACATAACCTGGTCTGAGAGCTCACTTTTGAGGTTAGACCATTGGGCCGAGTAGCCTTGTACAGCTGCGGCGGCCTCATTCATTAGGTCGGTATTTTCACCTGTTCTAATTGCTACCTCAGCCTGCGATTTGACTACCTCATCTAAAATATATTTGAGGCGCTCGTGAGTTGAGCCGGTGGCCCAGCCCTGGTTAGCCTGTTCCAATAATCTCTGGGCAGCTATAGGGCTAGCTTTTGCCAGGTCTCTAAATGCATACTCGGTTTCGTTTACCGAGTCGGCTAGGTTGCCGTTTGCTTTAGCCGTGTATAAATCCATAACGGCCATATTGAAACCACTGGCTAAACGTTTGTCCTCTAATTTTGTTACGCCGACTATTGAGGCTAGGTACTTTTGCATTGTCTCAGACTTAAATTTATCTTTATTTGCGTCAAGAGCTGAGAACGCTTGAATAGCTAGAAATGCTGCAAGTATTGGGGCCATAGCTATAGAGGCTGTACCAGCTGCTACGCCGAGGCCTTGTAATGCTGTTGAGCCTGCTTTCATTACAACGGCCATAGTCACAGCGCCTACGATTACCTGCTGTTGAGCTGGGCTGAGGTTATTGAAAGAGTCGATAATGGGCTGTAGTACGTCCATCATGGCCGTTAATGCCGGTATGAGGGCTGTGCCTATTTCCTCTTGCATATCTGCAAATGAGGCCTGGGCTATTTTCATTTTGCCGGCGGTCGTCTGTGCTGCCTCTTGTGTAGCGCCACCAAAAGTAGCTATAAGCTGTTGCTGTATTTCGTCAAATGCTAAAGCCTTGCCGGCGGCGTCTTTTGTTTGTATGCCGAGGCGTGATAAAGCTACGGTGCTGCCACCATATGCTTTACCGAGCGCCAGGCTCACGGCCTCTAATGGTTTACCTGTAGCGGTTGAGACGTCGAGCGCAATGTTTAGCAGCTCTTGACTCTTAGTCTGGTCTTTCGTAAATCGTGTAAGGGTGCTAAATGCTGGGCGTAGTTGGTCGTCTAGTACGCCGGTGGCGTTCTGGGTAGTTTTAATGAATTGCTCAGCCTGGGCGATTTGTGCGGCGCTGGCGTTAGTTGAGGCTTTTAGTTGGCGTTGTAATTCTACCTGGGCGGCGGCGTCGCTCATAGCAGCATTTACGGACTCTTTACCGAAACGAATAATGGCGGCCGTGCCTACAGCTAGAGCAACATTTTTAGCGAGGTTTTTCATTTGGTTATCAAATGAGCCGGCGGCCTGCTCGGCCTGTTTTAAACCTGCTTTAAATTTGGCGGCGTCTGCAATGACGTTTACAGATATTGCAGCTGTTTTACTTGCCATATGCTTTACTCATTCCTGCCTCAATTATCTTATCCCAATCGGCTTGAGTCTTACGGGTACCTGTTTTAGCGGCTGCCCGTCTGGCTGCTGGTGCTGTACCGCCAGACGGTACGCAAAAGCCGTTTGTAATGCGTTCTAAATGCGCCAGGTATGTATCGAGTACCTCGCCGTGTCGTCGGTCTATGGCCTGATAAAGAAATGGCTGAGGCGTAATATTTCGGCGTCCCCAGCCGAAATGAATAGGGCCCGCATACGGTACGCTTTTGATACCTGCCCGTACCTTGCCGCCTGACTCAATCATGGCGGCACGGATAGAGTTACGTAGCCGACCTGAAACGACGGGTACGATACTTTTAGCCTCGTCGGCAACGATGGTAGCTGAGGCGTAACCGGCAGCTTTAAAATCTTGTGTAGCGTTCTCGCTCAAGGTTTTAAATGCACGGCGTAGCTGGTTAAGCCCATCTATCGTTACTGTCGTTTGCTGTACGGCCATGCTGTGCTCTCTGTTCGAGTAGGTTAACCATTTCCTCAAATATGAGCATAGGCGTAGCGAGCAGTTCATTAGGTGCTATGCCTGTGAGTATTGCTACCTGTGCTACGAGTTTGTGGTGCCAGGCTGGGCCGTCTGCTCTTTTCCCATAATGTTTACCGCCTGAATAGTTGGCAACCATTCATTAAAAGGCTTAACGACGATACCGTAATTACGGCACGCTGCCCAGCCCATAAATGCCAACGGCTTAAACGTCGGTTTTGTGGCCCAATCTGTCCATAATAAATTAGGGTGCTGATCTTCCCAGGCGCACATAACCGAAATTGTGATAGGTACCCTATGCACGGGCCCATCAACCGTTACTACCTCTAGCTCATTACCTACCATGCTGCGTATCCCCTTTAATTATGTTTAATTATGTTTAATGGTTAGACAATGGTTTTAACGATGTCGCCACCAGAGAGCGTAATCTGAGTCATTGGCACCTCGCCTACCTTGCCGGTACCTAGCGGCGTGTGAGCTTCCACGAAAGCATTTGAATACGTATAGGTAGGGTTGGTGGCGCTGGTAGCGGCCGAGGTCGGTTTAACGACGACCGTAGTAGTAGTGCCTACTAACGGGTACATAGTTGCCTCTGTTTTACTCGCCGCAAAATCGACATAAAAGTTAATGCTCATGGCGTCTGCTGCGAGACCTGTGACGTACCGTCGGGACGTCATACCCATCGACGTAATCTCAACTTTTTCGGCAGCGTGCGTAATTTGCACACTCTCCACAAGGCTCGATAAATCGACAGCGTTAATAGTGACTGAGCAGCTCTTGAGAATTTCTACGGCCATTTTGTTATTCCTTGTCTGTTTTGGTTTTGCTGGGTTCTGCTTTAAGATGTCCGCCCAAAATAAGCGCCTCAATGTTAAGGCCCTCTAGCTGGTCGTCGCTTACTGTTGAGCCTTGCGGCTCACGAAAATTGTCGCTGAGTACTAAGTATTTTGCCATTATCCGATGACCTCTATCTGATATCTGTAGCACAACATATCTGCACCACTCACAGTAATAGTAGTAGGTGAGGCGCTTAATACTCGGCATGTCTGCACGCTGCCACCTAACGTGGTGTCTGCCTCGATAGCGGCCTTAATGGAACCACTACCGCTGCCGGCTAGATAGGCGTCTAGTTTGTCTTGTGCAGCTCGCTCGCTCATACGGCCGACGATAACCATTACCTCAATATCGCCGTGATCTAGATAGCGGCGCATACTCATATCAAAATCAAGACTCAGCAGACCGACTACGGCGGCTGGTGGTGCGATACCGTCGGGGATAATGTCATAGGTACGTAAACCTGTGATAGTCGCTAAGGCTGTTTTGAGGCCGTCTCGTACGCTGCTAGGAGTCATGCTCATGCAATGACCTCACGGCGATATGCTCTGGTCATAGCTGCGATATCACGGCCGAGCGGGCTCATACGAATAGCGCCCAGCTCTGAGATACCGAGGTTTCCACCTACCGAGTCTTTACGTTTATACATGTCGGCGGTCAGAATGAGGCACGCCTGGCTAATGTCATAGGGCACGCTGGGGTATCCCCATTTAGCGGTGAGCTGCACGGACGGCCTGTAGTTAGGTAGCAGGTACGGTAGTAGCTGGCCGCTCACGAGTGTTACCTGTGTGTAGGGTTTTCCCATTGCTACAGCGTTAAACGGCTCGACAATGTAATCGGTGTTATAGGTGAGCGTGGTCTCATAGGTGCCGTCGCCGCCTGTGTCTAAAGCTAGGGCTAGGCCTGTCGTGCTACCGAAATCGTCTACCGTGAGTATGTATGGGTTATTGCTACGGTATTGGCGTGCACTCGCTGAGGCGTCTAGATAGAAACGGCGGCCAGCAATATTATCTATGGCTCGGCTCGCTGACATGACCATAGCCTCTAGCATTGTGTCGTCGATACTGTCGGCGATACTTAAATATGCTTTAGCCTCGGCCAGCGTGGCGTAGCCGTTGGTAATCGCCATTACTTACCTTTAATGATTTTGCGCCGTGCTGGTTTCACGACGGCCGCTACCTCGTCTGCAATTTCGGTGATAGCTGGTGCAGCTTTAATAGCAACCTCAGCGAGACCAAACATTTTAGCGATAGTTGCCGGTGGAATTTTTGCGGCGACAGCTGCGGCTATTTGCTTTTCTAAACTCATGGCGGCTGCTTTCTAGGTGGGGGTTAGCTGCTGGCGTGTTACAAGTACGCCAGCAGCTACTCTGGCCGTGTGGGTCAGAATGTCGGGGTAACGAGTCCTGTACCACCAATTTTAGCGGTGGCTTTTGGATAACGTCCAGCGGTGAACGCTGAGAAACCGAACATGACGATACGTACCGCTACCTTGCCATCTGGCTGTTCAAAACGTACATAGGTGGGCTGGCCTGGTGCCTCCCACAAATGCAGCTCGTCGGCGGCGACGATATAGATTTCGTCCTGGTTGGTACCTGCGCCGAGGTTTGTCGCTACGTTTGCGTCGGTGATAATCGGCAGGCCAACAATGGAGTATTGGCCAGACTGTCCGTAGCCGAGACCTGAGTAGGTGCCGGCAGCGTTCATCGGGCCATTAGCGTTAGGTACTACCAGCGGGCGGCCTGTGGTGTCCGTAGCTGCCAGCAACCAGCCGAGGCGGCGAGGGTGCATAATGATATGGCTAGGGCCCTGAAAAACGTTGCTCTGGATTTGTTGGATACCGTCTAACAATTTGGGGTACAACTCGGCAACGGTTGGCGAGGCGTCGGTGTAGGTGACGCTCACGGTACCGCTGAGGGTCGTTAGACCTGTGGGGGTGCCGCTTGAGCCGGTGCCGTTCAAAATGCCGTAGTCAAGTTTCGTATGGTATGCCCGTACGAGGTCGGCCAGCACGACGTCCTCAATGTTAGCGCCACGTAAAATGGCTTGCTTTGAGACGTCTTGCATACCTGCGATGGTGTTCACGTTCACAGTTAAAAGCGTGTCGTCCATGTTGGTTTCGGTAGCGGTGTCATTTTCGGCGGCCTGATATTCGACGCCTACGCCGGTAGTGACTCGTGAAATGTTCACGCTCATACCTTGCGCTGGGAGTGCGTGCTTACGTGCGATATCGGCGGTCGGACGGCCGGCACGTGCCAACGGTGCGTACATGTCCACGAGGTACTGCGGCACGACGAGACCAGCGAAGTTAGACGTATCAACGTCACGACGCTCGATAGCTACCTCACGGTTATAGCGGCTCATACGCTGTTGAGCGTCACTATCCCAACCAAAAGAGGCGTTAAGTGCGTCGGTTAAAAAATTGTGCTCTGAACGTACCGAGTAGGTCGGTTCCTCGCTGGTGATACGTGCGCCACCTGTGGCTCGTGTTTCGGTAGCGCCGTCAATTTTGGCGGCCAACTCGGCGGCCTTAGCGTTACGTGTCTCGATTTCGGCGATAACGGTAATGCGCTCGTCAAGCTTGCGGGCCTCGGTGCTCAATGCCTCAACGTTGGCCAGCTCGGCCTCGGTGAGGTCACGGTCAGAGTCGGCAGCAGCGTTAAGCGTTGCCTCGATAAGGGCGGTTTTAGCCTGGCGCTTTTCGGTCAGACCATTAAGAAATGGATTACTCATAGTGGGGGTTTCCTTTTGTAGTAAAAACGTGGGGGTATATGGTTTTTAATGCTGAGGGTGCCACTATTTGTGGGGTGCTCTATGTTCTATATTTCACGGTAGCAGACGGCGCATAATATTTAGCGCATATTCAAGACGAATACGACGACCAATATCGTTAGGGTTTACTACGTCACCTATACCGAGCTCAGAGTAAATAGCTCTTGTGGCAGCGTCATTTTCTACCGCCACGTTAATACCGTACATTCCGATAAGGCGGCTCGCTGTAGCTTTTTTATGGGCCAGCGTGCTACCTCTATCGTTTAAATAAATTTGCTGATAGTCAATACCGAGACTATCTATAAGCTCTTTAGTGACCACACGGGTAGAAATGTCACGGCCCGAAACGATAAAAATAGGGCGGTCTAACTGTTTCACGTATTCAATAACGGCAGGCCTCGGCGTACCATTATTTGTTACTAGAGTGCCGTCTATGTCCACAATGACGCCGGCACGGTCTAAAGCTCTTGCCGTCGGCTCGGCAATATATAAGGCTGCTAAATGTTTTTTAGCGTCGGTTCTGGTGGGGTGGCAGGCCTCTATATCGCCTGTGTCGTCTTTGACAACGGCGTAGCCGGTGCAGCCTGCGTAGTTTGTTTCGATATGCCAGGGCATAGTTTTAATCTACGTCTGGGGTGAGTATTCGCACATTTTCGGTGCCTGTTCCCACTACCGCCCATACAGTCTCATTAAATGGAACGGTTAAAGATAATGGTACACCGTTTTTTTCGGTTAAAAATCCTGTAGTAGTAGTGACGTCTGAGCCGCCCAGGTATACGGTGCCGGTACCGATGACATGTAGCAGTACTTCTCGGTTCTTATCGTCGGCGGCTACCACTATTGAGGGTGTAGTAGTAACTGTTTTAACGACGCTTTTCACTTTTTAAGGCTGTCTAATAGAGCTCGTGCAGCGTCTAAATTTGGGCGACACTGCTCTAGTTCACGTACGGCGCTCACTACAGCATTTTCACCGTAGGCACCAAATGTAACCAGCGACACCTCGGCTAAATGGGCTTTAATACGCTCGACTACGCCTGTAGTCGTTTTGCGGTCTTTTAATGGTGCAAAACCTATAGAAAATTCGGTGAGCGCCTGGTCACGTACCAGCTCTAGAATTTGGTCGCCTCTGTCGGTTTTGCTTACTTTAAATTCTCCGTATAGACCTGTTGGCGTTTCCTCTAATTTGGTGGCACGGCCGATAGGTAGAGCGTTGCTGTCGTGGCTTACTAGCAGCTTGACTCGGTGAGCTGCACGTGTCACGGCGGCAAATGCGCCAGGCCTGACTACCGCGGTGAGTTGGCTGTTAATGCGCTGCTCAAAATTGTATGGCACGACGATACCGCACACGGTACGGCCGTCCTCGCCTGCTCGTACCTCTAGGTCTAGCTCATAGTTTCTATGTTCAATCATTGGCGGTATCTCCTGCCATGTTCGGTAATTCTGCTGTATCTGCTGTTGCTGGTGCGTCTATCATTTCGGTATCGGCGCTTTCGGCCATATCTATAGGTTTATCCTCTATTTGGCGTACCTCATCTACGGTTAAAAATCCTGCGTCTATGCCTATTTGGTGCGCCTGATATCGGCTGAGAGTATCCCCACGTAGCAGGCTGTCTAAATTAAATTTGGCGTACTGTCCCTCTGGTAGTAGGTCGCTCATGGCCTGCTCGACACGAGTTAGCCAGGGTGTGAGAGACCAGCGGATTAGCTGCATGTTTTCGCTCTCAACATTGCTATACGTGCGGCTCGTATTTGGTGCGCCCAAATAGTAGGCAGGTATACCTAAAGCGTTTGCTACCTCGGTCAAGCTAAACGTACGAGACTCTATGAGCTGGGCCTGCTGAGCATTATCTGTAATGGGCGTAAAATCGGTTGTACTGTTGAGTACAGCGGGTTCACGGTTACGGCCGCCGTAATGCTGTAGCCACATACTTTTTAGCAGGTCGGCCTCTTGCTGGGTTAGGTCTGGGTTAGCACTTTTAATAATGCCTGTGGGTGCTGTGCCACCAGCAAAATATTTAGCAGCGTATTCGTTAATTGCTAAAGCTGAGCCGATGAGCTGCCGCTGAGTTTGTAGTAGTCCTAGTCCGTAGTCGCTGCCAGGTCGGCTGTGCGCTTTAATGTGCATAACCTCGCTAGCATTAAAAACCATGTCGTCAATTTTGTAGACGAGGCGGCCGCTATCACGAGTGACAGATACACGAGTCGGCGCTACCGGATAGATGAGTTCGGGGTAGCCGTTCCTGTTTGCGGGCCCTAGTACGGCAACGTAGTTACCGTGCAGGATTAGGGTACCGACCATTGCCGAGTAAGTTTCTACGGCAGTCTCAGGGTAGGCAGGTCGTAATAAAATGCTAGGCGTTGGCTCGATACGCTCGCCATTTTCGTAAGCATGAATAGGTAGACCGCCGATAGCATCGGCTATCAGGTTGATACCTCGCCATACGGCCGAGACGGTGAGCGTCGTATTTTCGTCTACGTAGGTACCAGCGTCTACGTATTCTCCGAAACGACCGACTCTGCCGTAGGCGTCTACGGTGCCGCCGTTAATATTGGCGACACTCGGCACGGTAGCCCTGGTAAATAGTTGGCGTAACATTATTTACCTTTACCCTCTAACAATATGCCGAAACCTGTCACGGCCAGACCTGTAATAGATAAACCGAGTATGGGGTTTATGAGTGTGAGCGCCACGAGAGTAATACTAATCCCTATTACCTGTAATGCTGAGGCTATCAAAATATGACACTCCTAACGATAGGCCGAGCTCTTTTATCTGTAGCACAATGATATGCCACACTTGCGGCTAATAATGGCGTTAAATCTACTGCTGGGTCATTTCTTGCCCATAACCAGCTAGAACCTATGGGCTTTTTACGTACCGCCTGGGCGGCCCTGTCTAGGTTTTCGTTAGGTCTGATTTTGATACGGCCCTCTATGAGTGCGTCATAGAACCTGTT